TGGGTGTAACCTCTGGCGCGGCTTCCGCCTTTGCCTGTGTCTTTGTCTCACTCATCGTGCTACCTCCTGTTATTTGTAATTTTTGTTGATACCAATTGATTTTGAAGCTGTCTGCTTCTCAGCAGTGAACCGTCTTGCAACCCTGTACCTTAGAATGAGCTGTGCCACGCCCTCGTCGGACTCCCTGGCCTCTGGGGGCTCCAGCTTCATCAGCTCCCCGCTTTCATTCCCATTTTCAAGGTATATCGGGATTGTACATTTCTTTAACATTATGCCCTGCACAACCTTCTCGGCAAGGCTTACGGCATCCCTCGTTGTCAGCGCGAACACCTTTGCATAAATGGTGTACTCCGAACTGTATCCGTTCAGTGTCGACTGTGAGGGCTGTATCTCCGTCGGTGGGAAGTACAAAGACGGAATTTCAAAATCCTGGGGGACGCTGTATTCATACAGGCAGTTTAACCCGCTGAATCCAAGGCACGCCCTTGCAAGGCTTGATTCGTACCTGTCCATTTGATTCCTCCTTGTTATTCCAGATATTTCTCTATAAGGCCGGCAATGCGGTCCTCAACTATTTTCGGGTACATGCTTTCCATGTCATGCACCGCCCTGTCCATGTAGGGTTTCCCATCGACGTAGTCCTGTTTCAACAGCATACCCGTCTTGGCTCCAGGTTCGTACACGAACTCGCCTTTTGAGTTCCATTTCCCAGGGACGAACCTCTTATCCACGCCTTTAGGGTTTAACCAGTGTCCGTCATTGACATATGAAGCGTATTTGACATTCGTGCCAATTTCCAGTGAAAGCCTCCCTTTGTCAAACTCGTAGACGTTTCCTGTGTTCCCCTTGGTGAAGCTAGACACAAGGTTTCTCGTGTCAACGGCTTCAAGCTCTATGATTTTGTCCTGCACTATTCCAAGCATCTCAACCCCTGATGCGTCAAGGAGCTGTACAAGGTCCGACTTAAGGCATTTGCCCGCCCTGTGCATCTTTTCGGCCAGCTCATCCAATCCCGATGCGTCGACCTGTATATAACGCCCGCTCATACCGACTTCGGATACACCCTCTTTACCCATACGGTGGTGTGGTGTCCGCGTATGTCCCTTGGTGTCTCCGCCTCATACATTATGCCGAGTGTGCTGTTGTAAACCCTGTCATTTATCCTTATGTCCGTCCCTGCCGGGAGCGTGAGCTTCAACCCTGACTCAAGCTCCTTCTGCGGTTCTAGCTGCACTGTGGAGAGCGTCCCCTCCTTCACGCTGAAGTGGCAGGGCTGCCCCGATATATCGGGGGTGTCGGGGTATACAATGCTGCCCCTGTCGGGCAGTCCGTACCCCCTCTTTTCGCTTTCACGCCTGATGTGGTATATATCACACCTGTGGTCAAAGAAATCAACTATAGCCACATTGTCGCCCCCTTTCAAAGCTTCCTCAGCTTCATGACAAGCCTGCCCCTGTCCTCTATGACGTAGTCATCAAGCATTGCGCCCAGTCCGAGGCTTTCCTCAGGGTTGGTGTCTGTGTCGAGCGTGTACGAGTAATCATCGAACGTCTCCGAGACAACCGCACCGTCCTTCTGGGCTATCGTCTGCTTTGCATAGGCCTCGGCAAGTATTATCACTGCCATAGAGACATCCTGCGGTATCCCGCCTGAATACTCCTTGGCGTCAAATTTGTTGTGCGTGTAGTATATTACGTATTTCTCCGCCCTTGCAATGTCGAAGGAAAGCTGTGCATCGGTCCTTGTTTTCACCTTTTCCGATGCACTGTATTCCCTTACCTGTTCAGGCTTGACCCATGGCCTGCCCATAGCCGCCCCCTATTCCCCTGACTCTGTGGTGTCAGGTGTAGGCTGTGCATCCTTGGCGGATGCCTTCTTTCCCTTCTTTTCATTTGTGACCGCCTCTGTTGTCTGTGTCGCCTCTGTTGTCTGTGTCGCCTCTGTTGTCTGTGTGCGGTCTGTGAAGCGCCCTGTCGCCATAAGGACCTCTGCAAGTCCGTTTTCAACCTCTATGGGTTTCCCTTTTTCAGCCCTGCGTTCCATACCGGGTGTGAAATACGAAAGCCCTTTTGTCAATTCCAATGTCATCATACGCTATACCCCCTTTAATACAATGAAGGGAGGTTCTCGATTATCGCTGTTGCATCGAGTTCCTCTATGATTGCGTCAAAATCAAGGTGCACCACGTAAAACCTCTTGTCCTTCATGATGGCGTCCTTGCCTTCCACAGTCTTGCGCAGTTTCATTGCGTAAGTGTTGACAACCACAAGGTTCTTTGGATCGGTAAGGATAATCTTGTCATCGCTCATTGACGGGCAGCTCACTGTAGGGATGTGTACCGGCTGTGTGTATACTGAGTCTGGTACCGCACCGCCTTGTCCAATCACTTGGTTCATAAGGTAGAGCTCCCATTCCTGCGCCCTCTTTGGCGACATGAGCCAGCGGAGCTTGCCATTGTTGTACTTGTTTGGCATCTGCTGGAGCGTCTTGTAGAACAAATCAAGGCTCATATCCTGATTAGCCGCATCGTATGTGTGGCCGCCGTTCTTGATCTGCTTTATCCAGCCGTCATTTAGTTTAAGGAAGTCATAATCCTTATCTGATGAATCGGTATCCTCGTCGCCGTTTAGGTACAGGTCTTCAAGATCCACGCCGAGCTGTGATGTCATGAGGTCTGTAATAACGGCCTCCATCTGCTCGCCCTCGATGTTCTCACGCAGTGTTTCCTCTGTAATCTCCCATGGCAGACGTACCGCTTTGCATGCGTACTCGATCATGTCGGTTGTGATGCCCGCCCTGTATCCGTCATCGGTGTTCTCCACCTTGGCCCTGAGGATTCGTGAGGTGATTCCTATCTTGTCAATCTCCCCTGTTTTCTCCGTCCTCATTACGTGTCTGACCAACGGGCCTAGGTTTGTCGCCTCAAAGGTCTGCTGTATAAACTTCTTTGCCTGGTATGGGTTTAACAGTCCATGTGCCACGCTGCCTGTGGTGATTGGCTCACCAGCTTTGTTTATAATCTGTTGATTAGTTAGCATGTTATATTTCCCTCCTTCTGTTATTAAAACATTCCCGCCATGTAGTGGGCTTCTTCCTTGCCCTTTTTCACTTCCGCACCTGCATAGTCATTTAGGTTGTTTGCGACCCCCCTCGACTTTGCGATTGCGTCCAGTTTCTGTGTGATTGGCTCCATTGCCTTTTGGATTTCCTCGCTTACCATCTTTGTAACCGACTCGGGTGTAACCTCTGCAACACCGTCATTGGTGTCGCCCTTTGCGATTTCATTCAGTTTCTGTGTGATTGGCTCCATTGCCTTCTGGATTTCCTCGCTTACAACTTTTTGAACTTCCTCTTTGTTCATTTCCTCGTTCTCCTCCTTCTTTGAAACATTTTGAGTGCCCGTACTGTCTGTACCGCCACTATCTGTACCATCACCATCTGATGTCTCAAATGATGACAGGAACTCCAACAGGCTGGTGCTGATTCCCTGTAATGTCTGCAGGTTCTTGTTGCTCATGCTCCTGCCTGCCTTCAAGACCTCATTCGGGGTTCCATTTGCCACCTTTTCAAGTGACTTTACAATGCTGCCCTCTGAAGTGAGCAGTTGGGTTATGATGTCATTAAAGTCAGTAAGTGCCTCAGTGATGGTCTCCTCGTCTGAGATGTAGTGCTGCTCCCATCTCTCTGTGACTGGGTTGTAGGTCTCTTGGGTTCTAAGTACATTCTGCAAGGCGTTCCATGCATAATAGAAGTTTTCGCTCTTAACCCTTGCATTGTAGAAGTCCTTCACTGCGCCTTTTTTTACAACGTCAAACCCCATGGCTTTTGCGATCTTTCGAAGCAGTCCCTCCGATTCTTCGTTCTTTTCAACTGGAAGCGTCACGTCCTCCTCGGAATAGACACCCATGCCCCCCATCGAGAACCCTGTAATGTCACCCTTCTGTATGGAATCCCACACACCGTCATCCGAGATCTCCATTGTCATCAGCCATGTGCCCTTTTTGATTTTCTGTCCCTCAATCTCCATATCGCACTTTGCAACATATGATTCAACCACCGAGGCTCCGTCGCACTTCTCAAAGCAGTGCTGGAGGTCCACTTGGTTGCCGTTCTTGGCAAACCAGTACGCCGCCTTGGTGATTTCCTCCTCCGTCATGTAGTTGCCCTGCGTGTCCTCCACCATAGGCTCATACACAATCCCTGTTACATAGTGGCTGTCCGCATCAGCCTTGATGATGCGTCCGAATGTGGTGAAGTCCGCAGCGCCGTCACCTGATTTTGTAATCAGGAACTGCTTCTTATTAGCCGCCTTGTCCACCAGCGATACGAAGCTGATTTTTGCATTTGTAATTGCATATGCCTTTGCAATCTTTGGCATTTTGCCAGCCTCCCTTCTTTTTTCTGCTGTTTAACGGACAGCTCCGAGGCAAAAAGAAAAACACCCAACCGTTACCAGTTAGGTGTCCTTTTTACTTTAATTATTATTAGTTATTCATTTCTGCCTTGGCATCTTCTATCTTCTTTTCGAGTGCCTCCAAAGCATTCCATACTTCTTCTGTCATGAACTTGCCGTAGATGTCTTCAAATATTCCTGATATCTCGTCTAGGTCGTCAATATCCATTTCGTTAAGGTAATCCAATATTTCATTGACATCATCGCCAAAAGCCTTCATTAACGGTTCTCTCATATAGTCATCAAAATCAACACCATAATGTTCATTGACAAATTCTTTCC